CTGGCGCCCCGCACGGGACATGCCTATTTGCAGGTGCTTTTGGTGCCGGAGGCGGGGGTCGAACCCGCACGCCGCGTGAACGGCACCGGATTTTGAGTCCGGCGCGTCTGCCAGTTCCGCCACTCCGGCTTTGCCCTATTTGCTGCGCTTTTGTGTCCGACTGCTACTTAGGGCGACGACCTCAGTGCTAACCGAGTGCGAATCTCGCTCGGCTTTCGCCATCGCCGCCTTGACGGCCTCGTCGTGAAGCGAGTGTACCTGCTCCAAGAGCGGCTCGGTGGCGTGCAGGTAGATTCTCGCCGTGGTCATCGGATCGGCGTGGCCAGCAAGGCGCTGGGCTACCTTGAGCATCGACTCCCGCTGCTCGCCACCCCGATCGAAGATGCCCGTCGTGTAGCTGTGGCGCAGGTCGTGGAAGGTGACCGCTGGCAGATTCTTGCGCCGGCAGAAGTCCGACCAGGCACTTGAGAGGTTGCGCGGCTTCATCGGTCGACCGTCCTGCGTCGCCACCACGTAGCCTTGTGGGTTCCAGCGGGCTAAGGCCAAGCGCATCTCATCCTGAGCCGCCTTGTGCTCGCGGAGGATCTCGACGCCGCGAGTAGGCAGAGGGAGCAGCCGCAGACCGGCGCGGCTCTTCGGCGGTTGGGTGTGGAGCACGCCGCCCTTCGTTTGCTCGAGAGCTTCGCACACATAGATACGACCGGACTCAAGGTCGACGTTCTCCCAGCGAAGTCCGCACACCTCCCCACGCCTCAGTCCTGCCCATGCGGCGAGCACGAGCGGAACGCGCACCTGCGTTCCCTCTGAGAGGACCATCGCGCGAGCGACGTCGTCAGTGCTCCAGACCGAACGTTCAGCGCGATCCTGGGCAGGTGGATGCTTTACACGAAGCGCAGGGTTGCGCTCGAGAAGCTCCTCGCGCACTGCCCAAGAGTACGCCGCCCGAATGGTGGCATGGACATGGTGCGCGGTCGTCAGGGAGAGGCCGCGATCAGCGAGGTCGGCATACAGCGCAGAGAGGTCGACCGGTCGCACATCTGCTGCCACGTTTGCACCGAGCGCAGGTGCAGCCAAACGCAGCTTCTCCTCATAGAACTCGATTGTCGCCGGTCGCACGTCGAAGCGCAGGGCGGCGAGCCAGCGCCGACACATCTCGTTGACAGTGAGACGTGCTGGATCCGTGCAGTCGTGAGACTCGAGTTCGGCAATCCAGTCGTCCAACGCGCGCTCGGCCGCGCGCTTGCCCTTGGCTTCAACGATCTTCGTCGTGCGCGGGTAGGTCCGCCTGCCGCTGCGCACCACGGGTGGGAGGTTAGCGACGAGGCGCCAGCGGTCACGTCCTGCCGGCTCCAAGTGGCCGGTCGGTCGGTCTTTCATGGCAGGCATCATATGCGCACGATTCGGAGCAAGCCACCCTGGTGGCATCGGGGTCAGTTGCTGGTACGGCCGAAGCCCGACCTTGCCCGCCTCCCAGTGTGGCGACTGCGCGCTAGTCATTTCGTGACGCTGTTCAGCCAGCGCCTGCGGGCTAGCAGAAGCTACAGAGGCCAGCCTATTGTCTAGGTGTCGTTAAACGATGGTTAACGGAAGTCCGAGCCGCCTTGGCGCGGCGCCGGGAGCCGGGCTGTATCTACGACTGCCAGAGTCGTAGTCTGGCGCTGTTCAGATAGCGCCCGACAGCAGTGCCCAAGGGGTGGCTAGTCATGCGCGGCATCGTCAAGGTGGTCATCGGCGGCCTCATCGTGCTGGCGATCATCGTCATCGCAGCCGTGGCCATCAACCTGTTCGTCAGCAGCGGAGGTCACACGACCTCCGCGACAAGCGACCTCAGGACCTACACCAACAGCCAATACCGCTTCGCCGTCAGCTACGACGCCGACCGAGTCACCGAGGACACGACCGAACTCCCGACGCAGGGTCCGACGCCTGACTTCGTCACCCTCTTGCACTTCACGGGCGGTTACGGCGGAGTCTGGTTGATCTACGGTCTGACGCAGCGCAAGGTGGACGCCGCGTACCTGCGCGGCCTGCTCAGGCGGAGCGTGAGGTCCTACGCTGGCTACGTTCGCCTCGGCCGGATCGATCCCGCCGTCCTTGGCAGCCTACCGGGGTTCGAGACGGGCGGCACGATCGGCAAGGACTTCGAGTACCTCACCTTCGCGGTCGGCCGGGGGCACAACGCCTACGTCATCTCGGCGCAGACCTACCCTGCCCAGTGGCGCGCGCGACAGGCGACCATCTTCCAGATCTTGCGCTCGTTCCACTTCACGGGATAGGCGGCCGTAGAGATGAAGCCCGCCCTCGCCATCCTCGCCGCCGTGCTGCTGCTGGCCGGCTGCGGCCACACAAGCAAGCCGAGCGACCCCTTCGTCGGCACCTGGGTGCCCGCCTCTGCATCCGACAACTGGGTCGTCATCAGCAGACACGGCGACGACTACCTGCTGATCGCGTACAAGCCGGCGGCGGGTACCATGCGCGGCATCTTCGTGCGGCATGACAATCAGCTGATCGACTGCACAGTGCCGCCCGGCGAGACCGTCAAGCCGCGCGCGCAACTAACCACGGGTTCGAGCCGGCTGTACTTCGCACCGTTCGGAGTCAACGAGATGTTGACGAGAGTGTCCGACAGTACGACCGTGCCCACGCCGCCGCCGACCGCCGTCTCGCGTGCCGGGAGTTCGACCACGACCTACACCAACGCCGCCTTCCACTTCGCGATCAGCTACGACGCCAGGAAGCTCGCCGCCCACATCAACCAGAGCATCCCCTCGCCGGAGCAGTGGCTCTTCCCGGGGGCCGGTCACGTCAGCGGCCCGACGCAGGTGCTCGACATCATCATGAAGTCCCCGGCCAGCCTGCCGGTGGCAGACCGTGGTGCGGTCGAGCTGACGGCGGTCGGTCCGGTTCGACGGCTCCATGCGCCAACACTCGCCGCCTTCTCGCACGAGTCCTACCTGCGCAGCTTGGAGAAGGAAGGCCAGATCACAGGTCGCCCGCAGGCCGTGAAGCTCAACGGCCGGCCCGCGTTCCTGTACTCCATGGTGATCACGCCAGGTGACTTCGAGGTCAAGGGTGCCAGCCTCTCGCCCGCTCCCGGCCCCAGCTACGAGTCGGTCACCAACGCGAACTACGTCGTCTACCACGGTGGCTTCGTCTACGTGATAACCCTGGAGGCTCCGACCCCGAGTTGGCCATCGGTTGAACCCACGCTGAACCGCGTGGCCCAGACGTTCACCGTCACGCCCTAGCCGATGAAGCCTGCCTTCCTCGCGCCGTCGGCTGGGTGCCGATAACGTGCGATTAACGACACCTCGATCGGCATCACCGGGTAGGGAGATGAATCAGCAGCACTCCCCCTGCTCGACTCTGCCCGCCTTACGGAAACTTCGTGTTCCCCATGGTAGGGTGCGCCCATGACCCTAGTGGCGACGACACGAGACCGTTCGCGGACGGCGGAGGCTGCACGTCGCACCAGGCCGACGGTTGTCGCCTTCGCGCTCCTGTGTCTCGTGCTTGCCTTGGTGGCTTGCGCCTCGTGGGAAGCTCACGCGGCCCTCAGCCTGCGGACGCCGGACATCTGGGGGCTAACAGCACTGGCTTGGATGCTGCTCGACCTGGTATTGGCGTTGCTCCTGACCGCGCTCGTCTGCGGCGCGCGGCCCGTGCTTGCGGTGGTTGCGTTCGCACTGATCGCGGTCACTGCGCTCGTGCTGCTGGCCACCAGTCCCGCAGGTCGCCTGACGGGGGCGTTCAGCCTGCTCGCGCTTTTCGTGGCGGGCCTGGTTGCGCTCGGCGTCATGGGGAGTCGCCCAGCCCGCGGGCGGCGAGCAGTCCGGGATTCGATGCACCGCGGAGTGTTTCTTGGCTGTATCGCAGCCCTTGTCGCCGTTCCAGCCATGGCGACCTCGATCGTTGCACACGACTTCTATGAGGCAGCCAGCCGCACGTACGGCACCTCGCCCGATGGGCGCTGGACGTTGGTCTATATAAGACGCGGCGCTGGCGCCTACTTCCCTTCAGCGGCCGTGGTGCGAGAGTTCTCCGCAGTCGTTCAGGAGACGAGAGTCTTGTCGGTGACTGGCACCCCTGCACCCTCGGCGCGCTGGCTCAACAGCCGCACCGTCGAGGCTGATGGCGTGCGCCAGGATGTCGATACGCACCTGGACCTCACACCGCCCGCCTGAAAGTCGAGCGACGGAGGGTCCGGTGTCTGCGCTGTCCTTTCGAGCGTCCCGCTCGAGGGGGTAGGCGGGCCAGAAAGGGAATCCGCCGCACGCCGACCCTGCCCGCCCGGCGCCCGTGTGAAATCCCGAATCTGGGATTTTCCGGTCTACGGGTTTCGGCGGCACGGCGTGACGGGTTTCCCATGACGCAGACATCGCGGAGTCTCGCTGATGGACCCCGACGCCTAGTGCAGCGGCCTCGAGACGGTGATGGCCAAGAGCAGACCCATCGACGGCCGCGCCGACTGCGTGGTCCACGTGGCTCCACCGTTGCTCGTCGCTAACACAACGACCGCATGTCCGCGCATGCCAATCGCCCACACGTGCCGCGAATCGGTGCAGCTCACGGCCGCGAGAACGACACGCGGGCCAGCGCCCGCACGAAGACTCCACTGAGCCTTCCAGGTCTTGCCCCCGTCCGCAGTTGCGACGATCACGGCGCGACTGGCGTCCATCGCACCGCCGACCGCCCAGGCGTGCGTGGCGTCGCTGCAAGTGACGCCTTGCAGGCAGGCGACCTCAGGCAGATGAAGCATCGTCCAGCTGGCGCCGCCGTCTGTGGTGCGCAAGATCTCGGCGCCGGCTCCGGCCACGGTCTCGTCGCCCACCGCCCAGCCGCAGCGGGCGTCGGCGAAAGCCACACCGCGCAAGTTGGCATTGGGCTCGCTGTACTGCACTTTCCAGTGGACACCGCCGTCGCTGCTGGCGATGATCGCTCCCGGGATTGTCGTCCCTGACGCGGGGTCATGCGGTGAGCCCACCGCCCAGACATGGCGTGCGTCGCTGCAGGCGATGGCCATGAGGCTGCCCAGCTGCTTGACCAACGGTGAGGAGATCCAGGTGCGACCCCCGTTGGAAGTCCTAAGGACAAAGACGCCGCCGGGCGCCGTGCCCGCGGCGAACACGTGGCGGGCGTCGCTGCAGGCGACGCCGGCGAGTTCGCGGTTGTTCGTGTTGCGCCGTTGGAGAGCCCAGTGGGCGCCGCCGTCGCTCGTGGCGAGGATCTCGCCGCCGTCAGTCGCGAACCAGACGTGGCGCGCGTCGCTCGCGGCAATGCCCCACGAGAGGCCGTCGAGAGTGCGCTGGACCCGCCACGTGGCGCCGCCGTCGGCGCTCGTGAAGACGCGCGTGCCCGAAGCCCAAAGGCGATAGCCGGCAAGCGGCTGCGGAGACGCCCTAAGTGTCGGGGTGGGTGAGGTTTGAGAGGTGGTCGCAGACTGGCCGCAACCTGTGACGAGCCCAAGGGTGACGAGCAACAGCGATGCGGCCAGCGGCAACGCCGCATGAGAACGCCGGAACCGCACACTACCTTCTTTCTTCTGGTAAGCGGTCTGTGTGGCCGCTCCGACCACTCCCGCCCCACCGAAGGCTTCATCGGCACGCCGTCACGCGGCAATTAGTCAGCGCGACAGACGGCGTGACGGGTTTCTCATCATGGGGTGCATGGACGCCTGTGCCTACTGCAAGGGACCGCTCCCGCCGAAGGGCTCGCGCGGGCCGGCTCCTGACTACTGCTCGCAGTCCTGCCGGCAGGCCGCATACCGCGCGCGCCGCCGGCGATCGGCGCGGCTCGAGTCGGCCGGCTTGCCCCAGCCGGCGCAAACGATTCCTCGGCTTACGCCTGCGGACGCCGACTCCCAGGTCGCGCGGGCCATCCTCGAGGCGCGCTCGGTCGCCGGCGCCTTCGTCCGTCTGGGACGCGAGGCGCGCGTCGAGCTCGCCTGGCGCTGCGGCAAGACCGGCGAGGCGATGCTCGACGCCATGGACCGCTACTTCCCCGAGGTGCGCTGATGTCGCTGACCCTTGAGACCGTGCCGGTCGGCTCGCTGGCGCTCGACCCCGACAACGCACGCAAGCACGGGCGCCGCAACCTCGAGGCGATCGCCGGCTCCCTGCGGCAGTTCGGCCAGCGCCGGCCACTGGTTTGTGTGCGGGTCGGTGAACAGACCCAGGTCATCGCCGGCAACGGCACCCTCGAGGCCGCGCGCTCGCTGGGCTGGACCGAGATCGTCATCACCGTCGTGCCCGACGACTGGACCGCCGAGCAGGCCAAGGCCTACGCGCTTGCCGACAACCGCACCGCGGAGCTTGCGACCTGGGACGAGGGCGTGCTCGCCGAGCAGCTAGGCGACCTCGACGCGCTCGGCTTCGATCTCAATTCGATCGGCTTCGACGGGCTGCCGGCGCTCGACATGCCGGGCGGGCTCGACGACCCAGGCGAGGTCCCGCTCGACCCTGTCTCCTCGCCGGGCGACCTCTGGATTTGTGGGCCGCACCGCGTGCTCTGCGGATCCAGCACCGACGTCGTGGCGGTGGACGACCTGTTCGCTGGCGACCACTGCCAGTGCGTCGTCACCGACCCGCCGTATGGCGTCGCCTACTCATCCGGGCATCACCGGGCGATCGTCGGAGACGACTCGACCGATGCCGAGCTCGAGACGCTTCTGCGCAGCTCCCTCGGCATCGCCTGCCAGCACGCCACCGACGGCGCCGGCGCCTACGTCTTTCACTCCGACTCCAAGCGCGTCGTCTTTGAGGACGCCATGTGCCGCGCCGGGTTCTTCGTCCACCAGACGCTGGTGTGGGTCAAGCAGCGCCTCGTGCTCGGGCGGCTCGACTACCAGTCGCAGCACGAGCCCATCCTCTATGGCTGGAAGGCCGGCTCGCGCCACTCGTGGTACGGGGGCCGGCGCCGCACGGCACTCGTGGCAGACGAGGCGCCGGACCTTGAGCGGCTGACCGGCGACGAGGCGCTCGCGCTGGTGCGCGAGCTCTACTCCGAGACCACGGTCATCCGCCACGACCGACCGGCCAAGTCGACAGAGCATCCGACCATGAAGCCGGTCGGTCTGCTGGCGCGGCTCATCGTCAACTCGACCAAGAAGGGCGAGCTCGTTTACGACCCGTTCCTGGGATCGGGCTCGACGCTCATCGCCGCCGAGAGCCAGGGCCGGCGCTGCGTCGGCTGCGAGCTCGACCCCTGCTACGTCGACGTCATCGTGCGGCGCTGGGAGAAGGCGACCGGCGGCAAGGCGGTGCTCGACCGTGGCGAAGGGTAGACCGCCGGATCCCGGGCGTGAGCGCCGTGGCACTGGCAATCGCGCGACGGTCGGCCGCGCAAAGGCGTCTACCGCTCGGGCGCTGCCGGCGCCGACAGTCGTGGCGCAGGCCGAGCCGCCGGCCGACCTGCCGGGGGCGGTCGTTCCGCTGTGGACCGCCTGCATCAACGAGATGGCAGCCAACCGCCACCTGCGCGCGCCGGACCTCATCCTGCTCAAGGCGTACTGCGAGGCGATCTCGCTCCACGAGGAGTCCTCGGCGCAGATTCACCGACTCGGCGTGCTGGTCTCTGGACCTCAAGGGCCCATGGTGAACCCGCTCATCCGGGTGCAGAAGGACGCCGCGCAGACGATGCGGCAGCTCGCGGACGTGCTCGGCTTGAACCCGACGGCGCGCATCCGCGCGGGCCTGCAGGAGGTCGCCGGCGCGAGCCTCGTGCTCGGCATCCGGGATCGGCTGGTCGGCGAGATCGTGAAGGGCTCGAGGTGAGCCGGGCGCGGCTCTACATCTCCATCGTGGCCGACGTCCTCGAGGCGCGCGACTTCCGCTGCGAGTCCTGCGGCGCGCCAGACGTAGAGCACGTCCACCACATCATCCCGGCGTCGGAGACCGGCATCGCTGCCGAGCTCGTGCTGGAGCCGGCGAACATGATGGTGCTCTGTAACGACTGCCACGTGCTGTTCCATCCCGGCTCCCGCAACCGCAACATGTGGTGGCACATGCAGCTCGCCGCCGACGCGCGCGGGCGATCGCTCGGAGGCTTCCGGTGACCGAGCCCGAGCGCCCGAAGGCCGGCGAGCCGCCGGACCTCTCCCGTCCGACCGAGGTGCTGCGCTACCTGCTTCAAATCGAGGCCGAGCGCCTGCAGGTCGCGCTTTCGGTCGAGCGCAAGCGCGAGCTCGTCTTCCCGGAGACCACGGTCATCGTGCGCGACATCGAGCGCCTCACCGCCGAGCTCGAGCGCCGCGACGCAGAGGCCGGCGGCGCCGACGCGCAAAAGGGGACGCCAGAAAAAACCGCGCAAACGATTTCCGGAGGCTGGGCGCCGGCCGACCTTGCGAGATGTGTCGTCGGTCAAGTACTGCGATCGAATACGGAGCGATGGTGTGCCCGCCGAGAAGCAGCTCCTTCTGGGTGAAGTGAAACCGCGGGTTCTGCTCCCATGCCGTATGCCAGTGTGCGCCGCCATCGGACGTGCACTCGATGATGCCCACAAAGCGAGCGCCGTGGGCAATTACCCCGGCGGCAATCCCGTGGAGACTGTCTGTGAAGGCCAACTCGGTTAGGGCCAGGCTGGAACCCAACCGCACGACCGACCAGTGCTTGCCCCCATCTACAGTGCGTATCACCTCGTCGCCGCCGAGCAGCCAGCCGTGTAACTTGTCGCTGAAGGTGACAGCGAAGAGGTCCTCCGAGGTACCGCAGTCAACCCCGCGCCAATGAACGCCGCCGTCTGAGGTGGCAAGCAGGGTGCCCGCCTCGCCTATCGCCCACCCGTCGCTGACGCTGGTAAAGCACACCCCCGTCAGGTCGGCGCCGGTGCCCGACTGCTGGGCAACCCAACCCATGCTTCGCGCGAGGCCCGTGGTCTTCGCTGGCGCACAGCCAGCCACGAGCAGCGAGAGTGCGGCCAAGGCGATCACGCACAGACAACCCGGGAGGTTCGCCTGCCACTTCGCTCTCGCTCGATGCGACGCCATTCGCGGTCCCTCCAGCTCGGACGAGCCGAGTGCGGCTGATACTACAGGGTTGAGTCCCCCACCGACCTCAAGCTGATGGCGTGACGGCACGCTCATCCTAGGGTCAGTTATCGGCTCGAGGTGAGGTGCCCGTGAACTTCAACCCGCTGCGCCTGTTCGCTGGCCGCGCTCCCCAGAAGCGCGCGCTGGACGAGTCCAGCGAGCTCTACCGCGCGCTCGCTGTCTACGCGCAGACCGCGTCCGGCTTCTCCGTCAACGACGAGACGGCGCTCACCTCTGTCGCGGTGCTCGGCTGCCTGCAGGTCCGCGCCGGCAGCATGGGCGCGCTGCCGCTCAAGGTCCGCCAGCGCGTGGGCCGCGACCGCCTCGAGCGCGACGACCATCCCGTCTATCGGCTGCTATCGGTGGCGCCGAACCCCATCCTCACCGCGCCGCAGTTCTGGCGCTGGGAGCAGCTCCAGGAGGACCTCACCGGCAACGCCTTCGCTCGGGTCATCTGGGCGAAGGGCGACCCCATCGAGGTCTGGCCGATGACCGGGCCGCTGCCGACCATGCGCACCACGCCGACCGGCCTGGCCTACGCCTACGGCGGCGACGTCATGGTGCCGGCCGGCGTCTATCCGGCGAGTGAGATCCTGCATTTCAAGGGGCAGATCCTGCGCAACCCCTACTGGGGCCGCTCGATCGTCAACTTAGCCCGCGACACCATCGGCCTCGACATCGCCTCGGAGCAGTTCTTCGCGCGCTTCCTGGCAAACGGCACGCACTTCCCGGGTTACCTCTCGACCGACCAGGACTTAACCGACGAGGACTACGAGGCCCTGAAGGAGCAGTTCAAGGGCTCAAGCGGCGTGCTCACCGCCGGCGAGCTGCGCATCTTCGACCGCGGCCTGAAGCTCCTGCAGAACGCCATGTCCTTGAAGGACGCGCAGTTGGTCGAGGAGCAGCGGTGGCTCCTCGAGCAGTGCTGCCGGCTCTTCAGAGTGCCGCTGCCGCTCCTGCAGGACTGGACGCACGGCACCTACTCAAACGCCGAGCAGGCCGGCATCTGGTTTGCCCAGCACACGATCACGCCGCTTGCGGTCGACAAGGAGGCCGTGATCGGCCAGCGCATGTTCCTGGAAAGCGAGGTCAAGGCCGGCTACTTCGCCAAGTTCAACGTCGACGCGCTGCTGCGCGGCGACTTCCAGGCGCGCTCGCAGGGCTACTCCATCCTCATCCTCTGCGGCGTGCTCGCGCCCAACGAGGCGCGCGCCTTCGAGGACTGGAACCCCTACCAGGGCGGCGACGAGTACCGGCTGCCGCTCAACACCGCCGCGGCTGGCGACCCGCTCGCCGCGCCGGCGCCGGTGCCGGCCGCGGACAAGGTCAAGGCGCAGGAGCTGCCGGCGGGGCCGGCCGACGACGAGGGCGACCGCAACCTGCAGGTCGACCAGGGCGCCCGCTTTGCGGTCGCCGCCATGATCCGCAACGCCGGCGATCTCATCGAGCGCCGCGCCGCCGAGGACGAGGCGCGCGGTCGGCCGGTAACCGACACCGAAGCGTTCGCCTACCGCGTGCTCGCGCCGGTCTGCGAGGCGTCCGCGCACCTCGGCCTGGTCATCTCGCCGGCCATGCTCGTGGACCAGTTCGTCGGCAGGCGTGACGGCCGACTCATCATGGCGCCAGGTTCGCCGGCGCAGAGGAAGGAGGGCGCTTCATGAAGACCGAGCTGCGCATGAGAGTCGTGCCCGACCTGCGCTTTCTCGCCGCCGGCGACGGTGTGGCCGACCGCATCCAGGCCAAGGCGATCGTCTACGGCGCCGTCTCCGAGGACCTCGGCGGCTGGCGCGAGGTCTTCGCGCCGGGCTCTGTCACACTCGAGCCGGATCTGCGCATGCTGTTCGACCACCAGACCAGCATGGTCATCGGGCGCACGAGCGCCGGCACCCTGGACGCCATGGACGACGGCTCGGGCATCACAGCGACCGGCTACCCGCCGGACACGCAGTGGGCACGTGACCTGCGCGTCTCGATGGAGCGCGGCGACATCAACCAGATGTCCTTCCGCTTCGTCGCCCTGGAGGACGACATCACCTGGGTGCCGTCTGAGACCGAGGCCGCAGACGGCGGCTACGTCCTGCGCACCGTCCTTGCGGCGATCGTCTCCGAGCTCTCTGTCGTCGCCATGCCTGCCTACCCGCAGACCGTGGCGCTGGCGCGCGCAAGCGTGACCGGCGAGTTGCGGCGGCGCGTCCTTGCCGCCATGCCGGCCGAGCTGCGCGAGGGCAAGGTCCTCTCGCAGGAGAACCTCACCGCGCTCATCCAGATCCACGACTTGGCAGAGACCGTGCTGGACGGCGCCGACCCCAATTGGGCCGACGCCGGCGTGACGTCCGGCGAGGACGGCGGCGACGGCGACGCCGACGACACCGGCGCCGCCGGCAGCCGCGCAAACGATTCATCCCACAAGGACACCTCGGGCGGCGGCGGATCGCCGGCCGTCCGGTCCGGCGCGGGTTCCGCGCTGCTCCTGCCCAGCTCCGGCCGCATCTATCTGCCGGGCTTCGGGCTCCGTTCGGTCAAGCAGGAGGGCTCGAAATGAGCACCGACTACCGTGAGCTGGACCGGCGCGCCAGCGAAATCCGCGCCGAGGTCGAGGGTGTCCTGGCCAAGGGTGCCGAAATGACCGCGGAGGACCGCGACCTCGTCAATGTCCGCACCGGCGAAATGCAGACGCTGGAGCGCCTCGCGCTCGAGCTCCGCGACTCGCAGATCGACGACCTGCAGCGTCAGGTCGCCGCCGGCGCTCCGGTCGTGACCACGGGCAGCACGCCGGAGGAGCAGGCCGCGATCGAGGACTACCGCACCTACCTGCGCAGCGGCGAGCAGCGCGCGGGCCTGATCGCCGGCAGTGGCGCCTCGGGTGGCTTCATCGTGCCCGAGCCGGTCCACGCGCCGCTCATCGAGAAGTACCGCAAGCACTCCCCGATCATCGCCGACTGCACGGTCTTTGAGATGCAGGGCAACACCACGATGTACCTGCCCTACAAGTCCTCGCACGGCGCCGTGACGTCCACCACCGAGACCGGCGCCCGCACCGAGCAGACCGAGCCGACCTTCGCCGGCGGCTCCGGATCGCAGCTCCAGGCGTTCGACCACTACACCGACCAGCGCGCCACGCAGCAGCTCTTAGACGACGTGCCGGGCTTTGAGGAGACCCTGCTCGGCTGGGTCTACCAGGACTTCATGGAGCAGCTCAACGCGGAGGCCTGCGTGGGCGCCGGCGCCGCCTCGCAGCAGCTCGCCGGCCTCTACGCCGCGAGCGGCACGTACCTGACGACCCTCTCGGGCTCGGCCGGTGCGATCGCCAACACCTCGTTCCTCACGCAATTCTTCAAGCTGCCGTTCAAGTACCGCCCGAACGCGAAGTGGTACCTCTCGCCGGTCACGCTGGCGGTGGCCATGGGCTTCGCCATGCCCAACCTGAACAACACGCCGCTGGTCCAGCCGGACGCAAGCGACGGCTCGTTCAAGATCCTCGGCAAGCCGGTCGTCGAGGTCGACGACGCTCCCGTCATCGGCGCCGCGAACTACCCCATCGCCTTTGGCGATCTGTCCGCGGGATATGCGGTCGGCATCCACAAGCAGCCGACCATCCTGCGCGACCCGTTCACCGCCAAGCCGCAGGTCATCTTCTACGGGCTCGGCCGCTTCGGTGGTGTCCCTTGGGACCCCAACGCGGTCGTGCTCATGAAGAGCAACAACGCCTAGCCTGGAGGCGCCGTCATGGCTGACGAGGACAGGCTGGAGGAGGCCGGCGCCGAGCAGGCGCCGGAAAAGAAGGGCGAGCCGAAGGTCGCCGCGCCGCTGCACGCCGAGCGCCTGGTGACGGTGCGCTTCGTCCACGAGGCCAAGTGGTGTGTCGGCACCTTCGAGGGCGCCACCACGGAGGTCATCGCCGAAGGCGAGGAGCGCGAGCTCCCGCGCGAGACCGCGCTCGTCTTCGTGGGCATGGGTGCCGCCGTCCTGACGGGCGACCAGGAGCTCGGCGCCAGGCAGCACGGCGAGGTGGCGACCCGCAGTCGCCGCCGGCGCCGGTAGCGACACCGTGAGAGGCCGCGGGAGCGTCTTCGGGCGCTCCCGCGGCCGTGCCCGCTAGGAGGCGCCATGGACCGTATCCGCCAACAGAGCGACGGGACCTACGCGCTCTCTGTCGCCACCATCGACCCGCTGACCGAGGCCGCTTGCACGGCCACGGGTGACCTCTCTGTGACGATCACAGACGGCGACAGCGTGCAGGTCTACTCCGACGCCGCGAGCGCCGGCGAGGGCGTGCTCACCGCCGACGTGCCGGTCGCTTCCATGCCGCTCCTGGACACCTACGTCTGTACCTGGACCGGCACCGCCTCGGGCTCACTGACCCGCTGGACGAGCTGGGTCGAGGTCTGCGGCGGCTTTGCCTACGAGGTCGCCGACTTCCGCGCGTGGGACCCGACCTTCGCCGACCCGGCGAAGTACCCGGCGGCGGTCCTGCGCGCCGCGCGCACCGCCGGCGAGCAGCGGTTCGAGCGCCACGCGCGCGTCGCCTACGTGCCGCGCTGCGGTCGCTGGACCGGCAAGGTCAAAGGACACCCCGTGCCGATTGGCTACGGCATCGGCTACGACGCCGGTTGCCAGCGCCTCGAGACGCACTTCAACGCCGTGCGGGATCTGCGCGCCGTCTACGAGAACGGCGTGGCGATCGACCCGGCCACGTTCGCCACGCTGAGCGTCACCGAGTGGGGCGCCGTCGACCGCCAGCCGGGCGACTACTGGCTCGACGGGCGCAAGGTGAAGGTCGTGCTCGAGCACGGCTACGACCTCGCGCCGGACCCGGTGGCCACGGCGGTCATGATCCTGGCGCGCGAGTACATTCACCGCTCGGCTCTCACCAGCCGGGCCACGGTCGAGGCGACCGACGTCGGTTTCTTCCGCCTCTCTGTCGCCGGTCCGGGCAAGCCGACCGGCATCCCCGAGGTCGACACGGCCATCTTCGAGTTCGGCCGGCGGAGGCCGCGGACGTGAGCGGCTACATTCCGGCGGCGCCGGCCGTCCAGGACGCGCTCGTCGCGGCGATCGCCGCCGCGGTCGAGGACGGCACCGAGGTCTCGCTGGGCTACCCGGCCGGCGGGCTCGCCGCCGAGCACATCTGGGTGGTGGGCGACTGCGACGTGCAGATCTCGCTCGAGGTCTCCGGCTACGAGCAGCGCCAGGAGGACGGCGCGCTCGAGGTCCGCGTCTCGGTCCTGCTCTCCGAGGTCGACTTCGCGCCGGCGCGCGACCGCGCCTTCGCGCTCTACCGTCTGGTCGAGTCGGTGCTCGCCGCCGACCGCACGCTGGGCGGCATCGTCGACCGCTGTTCGGTCTCCGCCTATAAGGGCCAGGAGGCCATCCCCGACGAGCACCAGCGCCAGTACGGGCTGACCGTGACCGTCTCCTGGGCGGGCACCGCGGTGCAGGGTTAGCGGGTGTCAGCCGGCGGGGCGCTCTCCCTGCGCTACAGCGGCGTTGGAGGGGTCGGCGCCGTGGGCGCCGATGGGACGATCGGCGTCTCATCGGAGTGCGGTCGGTCGACGCTCGGCTCCGTTGCCGGCGCCTGCGTCGCGCGGTCAGCTGGCTGCAGCTCGGCCGGCGCCTGCCAAACCGGTAGAGGCGCGTAGTCCTCGCGTGGCTTCCTTACGTAGACCCAGCCCGCTCCCAGGCACTTCCAGCATCCCGGTCCCGCGAACATGCGGCCCCGGCTCTGGCCGACGCCGTGGCAGACGTCGCAACGCACGCGTTGGTACTCCTCGGGATTGACAGACCGGGAGGCGACCTCAAGCCGGTGCGCCACGACCCAGCGCCAAGCGACAAGCGCCGCGGCAACCCCGGCGATTGCCAACCCCATCGTCCAGTTGGCGGCGGCACCGATTCCGACGGCCATGGCACCGACGATGGCACCTCTGATGAGGACGCCCAGGCTGCGTGGCGGCCAACCGCTCGGCACCGGCAGCCAGTCTTCGGTCATCGTCTGCGGTCTCGTGACGGCACTGTGCCGCAGAGCCTAGTTCTTAGGGACCACGTTCAACAACACCTCGATCGGGGAGAGCCGCTGCCCGCCAACGGGTGGTCGTCAGGAAGGCGTGACCGTCCTTTCACGATAGGGCTGCAATGAAGCGCACATACACAGTCACCCAGCAGGTCCGCGGCGATTTCCGCGGCGAGCTCTATTCGGGCGAGTTCTCGCTTCGCGCCGGCACGGTCACCGTGTCCGACCCGACTCGCGCGGAGCTGCTCGAGCACCTCGTCGGCCAGGGGCTGGCGCGGCGCGGCGCGCGCAAACCGTCCTCGCCCACCTCATCGAAGCCGGAGGTCACCCCATGAGCGGCGCTCTGCAGATCGGTAGGGACATCGTCGGCGTCGCCAAGCAGTCCGGCGCCGGTGTTCTGGCCGCCAACCCGACCTTCGCGCACGGCGTCTCGACGGCCTCCGACCCGTCGATCGCCATCAACCAGGCCGACGACCCACAGACCTCTGCGGCGCCGACCGCGCCGGGCGCCTACCGCTCGTCGGTGGATGAGAAGTTCACCTTCGACACGCGCGCCTGGCAGAAGGCCATCGGGCTCTACATTCTCGCCGTGCTCGGCAACGACTCGGTGACCGGCACGGGGCCGTACACGCACTTGCTCACGCAGGCCCTCGCCGTGCCGTACCTCTCGCTGTTTGCCAAGAAGGGCGACGGCGCCATCATGGCCGTGCGCGACTGCAAGGTCTCCAAGCTCGAGTGGAGCTGGACCGACAACCAGCCAGTCGTGGTCTCGATCGAGGCCGCGGGCTGCGTGCTCTCGTTCCCGCTCACCTTCACGCCGGGCACCGACGAGTCGGGCACGCTCGGCTACTACACGCCGGTCGGCGGGACCTTTAAGTACGACGTCGCCAGCGCCGTGCCGGTGGCCGCGTCGGTCGTCGGCGGCAAGATCAGCATCGCTCGCGACGTGAGCACGCCGGTCTTCTCGGGAGCGATCGAGCCCGGCGATGCGATCGAGGGCAACCTCACAGTCGACGTCTCGCTGGACTGCATCCCGGCCGACACCACGCTCTGGCACAAGATCGTGACGGGCGCCGTGGGCGGCGCGGCGATCGCCACGACTCCGCAGTACGGCTCGTTTGAGTGCAGCTTCGTCAAGGGCGCCGACTCCATCAAGTGGGGCGCCTACAACGTCGGCTTTTTGGCCGACCTGCCGGGCGGCGACGCCAAGGGCGGCGCTGCGACCATGACCATCGCCGGGTCGGCCTACCCCGCCCTCGCCGGCGGGACGCCTATCACCGCGACGCTGGTCAACGCGGTCGCCAGCTACTAGGAGGGGTCACTTGAAGCGCGTCATCGTCCGCTACACAGACGGCTCGGCAGACGAAGCCTGGCTCCAGCCGTTCGACGACATGCTCAAGAACCGCGAGCTCAAGCGGCCGGCCTACCGCGACCCGGAGACCGGCGAGTCGTGGGTCACCGACGCCGAGCGCATGGCTTGCCAGGTCTACTTCTCGCTGCAGCGCGCCGGTCGTGTGCCCGGGGGCGACTTCATGAGCTGGTACGAGCGCGTCGACGAGCTCGAGCCGCACATGAAGCACCACGAGGTCGACGAGCTCCTGGCGACCGGCGAGGTCGACGCGCGGACCGCGGCGTTCCTGCACCGCCGGGTCGAGGAGCTCGGTGACGGCGCGGGGGAATCTCAGGCGCCGCCTTCGCAATAGCGGACGCGGCGCTTGCCTGTGGCTTCGGGTTAGACCTGGAGCACTGCGACGGCGAGGTCTTCGCGGCGCTTGTGGTCCGCCTCGAGGAGGCCGAGCGCGAGCGCCGCCGGGAGGAACTGCTAGCGCGGTTCAATGAGACGAAGGCGTGAACATCGGGACCAAGGCGACGGCCGGCGCGAAGGGCTTCTCTGCCGAGTTTCGCATCGAGGGCCTGGAGGAAACGCTCGCCGCGCTGCGCGCGCTTGACCGCGACATCTACGCCGGCCTGGTCCGCGGCATGAAGACCATCGGCAACCTCGTCGCCGACGCCGCCGACGCCTCGGCTCCACCTGAGGCCAAGGGCGGCTATGTCACCCGTATGTCGGTCCGCGGCAAAAAGGTCGGCGTCAAGGTCGCCGCCCGGGCGGGCTCGGTCGCCGGCCGCAATGCCGCCATCTTCGAGTTCGCCGGGACGCGCATGCAGTCGCGCCTCGGCGGGCCGATTACCAGCCAGGGCGCCGCCATGGTGCGCTGGCTGGACGGCTTCGCCAAACCGGGCCGCTTCCTCTGGGGCGCCTGGGACCAAAACAAGGACCGCGCCGAGCTGCAGATCCGCAACCTCATGGCCGAGGCCGAGCGCCTCTGCCAGGACCGGCTCAACGCCGCCGGCGAGGCGTTCTAGCCATGGCCGTCGTCGTCAACGTCTACGGCAAGGCGTCGCTCGCGCAGATCGACAAGGCGACGGCGCAGCTCGCGCTCATGCGCAAGGAGGCCACCTCTCAGGCCGGTCCCTGGAAGACCATGGGCTCGGCGATCTCCTCGACGTGGGCGAAGATCGGCTCAAGCCTCGCGGCGATCGCCGTGGTGAGGTGGCTCAAGGGTTCGGTCGACGCGGCGCGCTCGGCCCAGCTCGCGCAAAGCCAGCTGCGCACGGCCGTGCTCGCCACCAACAACGCCTCGAACCTGAGCTACGTCTCCTGGGGCGAGTACGCCAAGCGCATGAACGCCGTGGTGACGGCGCAGTCCAATCTCTCCGCCTACTCGCGCGGCGACTTAAAGAACGCGCTCGCCACGCTGACCACGGTGACCGGCTCGGCGTCCAAGGGGCTCGACCTGCTCTCGCTGGCGACCGACCTGGCGCGCGGCCGGCACATGGACCTCTCCTCGGCGGCGCAGCTCGTCGGCCGGGTGGCCGACGGCAATGTCGGCATCCTCAAGCGGTACGGCATCGTGCTCGGCAAGGGCGCCACGGCCACGCAGGCGCTCGCCGCCATCCACCAGAAGTACGCCGGCCAGGCCAAGGCCTTCGGCGACTCCTCGGCCGGCGCCGCGGCCAAGTTCGCAAACGCGCTGCGCCAGCTCCAGGTGACGGTGGGCACCGCACTCCTGCCGGCCATCAACCACCTGATGGGCGCGCTCAACGTCGGGCTCGGGCTGTTCCAGAAGCTCCCGGGGCCGGTGAAGGACGTGGTCGTCGGGCTGGGCGCCCTGGCCGGCGCGGCGGCGCTCCTGGCACCGTTTGCCACGAGCATCATCGCCGTGACCAAGGCCATGCAGCTCGCGCAGCTTGCCTCGAAGATGTGGGCCGCGGCGCAGTGGCTGCTGAACGCCGCCATGAGCGCCAACCCCATCGGCATCGTCGTGGTAGCCGTGGCCGCGCTCGTGGTCGCATTCGTCATCGCCTACAAGAAGAGCCAGACCTTCCGCGACGTCGTGCTCGGCGCCTGGTCGGCCATCAAGTCCGCGACGCTCACCGTCTTTGGCGCGCTCGTCGAGTTCTTCAAGCGGTGGGGACCGCTCGTGCTTGCCGCCTTCACCGGCGGCCTGGGGCCGGCGGTGCTGTGGGTGGTCAACCACTGGTCGCAGATCAGAAGCGGCGCCTCAGACGCCTTCGGCGCTGTGGTCTCGCTGGCTAAGGGCTTCGGCGGGCGCATCCTCGCGGCGGTCGGCAACCTCGGCTCGCTGCTCTATGGCGCCGGCCAGGCGATCGTTCACGGCCTGGTCAGCGGCATCACGAGCGTCTGGCACACCGTCACCGACAAGATCAGCTCGCTGCTTTCCGGGCTCTCGAAGGCCGCGAAGAAGCTGCTGGGCATCGCCTCGCCGTCCAAGGTCTGGGCGCAGCTCGGCCGCTACATGGGGCTCGGCGTCGCCGTGGGCTTGGACGGCACGCGCTCGGCGGTGGCCGCGGCCGGGGCGCGCGTCTTCGCCGCGGCTGCCGGCGGCTCGTTGGGCGGCGGTTCGTTCGCGGGCGGCTCCGGCGGCGGCGGCGGGAGCGTCGTCATCGCGCCGGGCGCCGTCGTCGTCTACCTGGGAAGCGAGGGAGCGGCTACGCTCGCGCCGCAGGCGATCGGGCAGGCGGTCTCTGCGGCCGTGTCTCCTGCGCTCGACTCACTCGCACGCGAGGTCCGCCGGGTGGTGAGGCGCTGATGCCGCAGTACACGAGCAAGGTCTACGAGGCCATCTACGCGGGCCGCACCAACAACGGCTTCACGCCTACCGGAGCCGCGTCCGACATCGCCGCTCTGACCGATGGCTCGGACGCCAGCTACGGGCGCAAGAGCAGCGCCACCTTGCCCGGCGACTACGCCGGCGTGCGGGGCGGCAACCTCTGGGCCGCGGGCGAGCGCGCCGTGTCGATCGTGCCCTACATCCGCTCCAAGACGCCGGGGGCCGGCGTCCTGACCGTGAGCCTCGGCTCGTGGAACGCCAACACCTACGCGATCGCCGAGGGCGCTGTGCTGTCGCCGCCGGCCGCCTCCGGCGTCATCGCCAGCTATCAGCTCGCGCCCCAGGCCGGCCAGCTTCTCGACCCGATGACCGGCCAGGAGTGGAACCAGCCGGGCCAGGGCGGTCGCCTGGCGTCGCTGACCTTCCGCGACCCGAGCGCCGCCTCCAACGCCGGCTACGTCTATGAGGCCGGCGTCTACATCTACACGACAAAGCCGGCGGCGATCGCCGCGCCGACCATCATCGGCCTGAACGGCGGCACCATCACCACCACGCAGTACCCGACCTTCTCGGCCGTGGTCTCGGCCCTCGTGGAGAGCTGGCAGCTCTACAGCGGCGGCGAGTTCTACACGACCGGCCGCCTGGAGTTCTCGGTCTACCGCCAGGCCGACGCCGGCAACGGCGCCTCGCCGCCGGCGGGGGTCACTCCGGTCCTGCTCCAGGTGGTGCCGTTTGACCTCAACACCTACATCGACGGCGTGACGCTCTCGACACTGACCGTCTCCGTGAAGGCGCCGGCGCCGATTCCGGACGACAGCTACGTGGTCTACGTGCGCGTGGTGCGCGATCACCCGAGCGGCTCAGACACGCTCAACGGCGTCTCGCAGTGGAGCTCCTACCAGCGCCTCGCCTGGAGCCAGCTCGTTGGCGGGCCGTATGCGCCGGGCTGCGGAATGCGCGCCGACGACGCGCCGCAGGGCATGCTGCTCAAGATCACGCCGAGCGGGCCGGCGGGTTACACCCAGACCTCGAGCGTCGCCTACGTGGAGCGCCTGGTGGGCGGCATCTGGCGCGCTGTGCGCGGCATGAGCGGGGTACCCGTCCCGGTCAACGTCGAGACGGCGCTGGGCTACGACTGCGAGTGTGCGCGCGGCGCCTCGAACACCTACCGCTTCCGCCACACCATGGTGCTCACTGCCGACGGCACGCTGGCGAGCTCGCCCTGGACGCAGATCTCGCTTGCCGGGCCGAACCTCATCGGCACGGGCTGGAATCTCAAGGCCGTCAACCTGCCGGCGGCGTCGTGGCTTTCGGCGGGGATCCTCACCGAACCTGCGGAGTCCGACCAGACCCAGGCGACGATCTTCTACCCGCTCGACCGGCCTCATCCGGTCGTGGTGAAGGGCACCGCCGGCGGCTGGGCCGGCAGCTACGACTTCATCGCAAGCGGCACCGCCGCGGTGGCCGCGCTGCGCGCCCTTGTCGACTACGAGGGCCTCGTGCTTATCGAGACCGCCTTCGGCGATGTCTTCTACTGCTCGCTGACCGGCGTGAGCGTCAAGCGCCAGGGCACCTCGAGCTCGCCGCGCCTGGCCGGCACGCTGACCTTCGCCCAGGTCGACTGCGATCTGGCGACGGAGAGCTAAGGGGTGGCCGTCGTGAGCGACCTCGGCGTGCTTTCAAGCCAAGGTGCGCAGACCGTCCTTGTGACCTGCTCCGCTGCGCTTGCCGGCTCCGAGCTGGGCGACCTGCACGTGGTCGCGGGCTCGGTCACCGCCGACTGTCGGCGCGCGGCGACGCGCGATGCCACGGTCACCTTTGCGCCGGCGCCGGGCCAGAGCTACGACGCGCTCTACGACCTGCTGGCCACGCCGGGCCTTGAGCTCTCACTGGCGCGCGGCTTTCAGCTGGCCGACGGCACGCAGGTCACCGCGCCGCTCGGTGTCTTTGTGATCGACGAGCTCACCTACAAGCGCGTCGGCGCAGGGGCGGGCTGGGAGCTCACCGCGGCCTGCACCGACCGCTCGCAGCGGGTGACCCGGGCGCGCTGGACGCAGCCTTACCAAATCGCCGCCGGGACCGCGCTGGCCGACGCAATCAACGCCGCGGTGGCCTCGCGCTGGCCAGGTGCGCAAACGATCGTCTCGGCGGCGGGTGTGCCCAACTCACTCGGCGCGCAGGCGGTCTTCCAGGCCGGCTCAGACTCCGACCCCTGGGCCGACATCTGCTCGCTTGCGACCTCGTTCGGCTACCTGCTCTCCTTCAATGCTGCCGGCCTGCTGCAGGCGCAGATCACAACGCCGCTCGCCTCACAGGGGCCGGTCTTCACCTTCGCCCGGGGCTCAGCGGCGATCATGACGAGCCAGTCCAAGGTGGTCGCCGCCGACCAGACCTACAACGGCGTGATCGTCACCGGCGAGGGCTCCGGCGTCGGCGATGCGCCGCCGCGGGGCGAGGCTTGGGATCTCAACCCGGCGTCGCCGACCTACGTAGCGGGGCCGTTCGGCTCGGTGCCGACCTTCTACAGCTCGCCGCTCATCACGACGGCCGACCAGGCCGCGGCGGTCGCCGCCTCGCTGCTGGCGCAGACGCTCGGCAAGGTGGAGCAGCTTTCCTGGGAGCAGGTCAGCCATCCCGGCCTTGCGCCGCTCGACGTCGTGGCGGTGGAGCTCCCGGACGGCACCACGCAGACCTTCATCTTGGACTCACTCACCGTGCCGCTGTCTGCGACCGACGTCATGAGCGCCACGGCGCGCTCGACCCTGGGGCCGTGCTGATGGACCTGCACGAAGTCGCTGCGATCATCGCAGGCGCCGGCGGCGGCTCGGACCTTCGCCTGCGCCTCGGCACCGTCACGGCCTTGGCCGGTGACGGCACGTTCTCGGCGACGATCGCCGGCTCAAGCGTCGCCGTCAGCGGGATCCGCGCCTTTGCGAGCGTCTCGCCGACCGTGGGCAAGGGCATTTGGCTCGCCATCCAGGGCGCCGATGTCTTCGGCGTGGGGTCGATCGGTGCGCCGGCTGGCGTCATTCCCGCGGGGCTCATCGCCATGTGGTCGGGCTCAATCGCCTCGATTCCGGCCGGCTGGGCGCTCTGCAACGGCGCAAACGGTACCCCGGACCTGCGCGACAAGTTCGTGGTGGGCGCCTCGCGCGACGTCGGCGGGCTGGCCGAGTCGACGGTCTCAGGCGCCGCAGCGCAGAGCGGCGGCTCAGCGAGCACCGGGAGCTCGAGCGCCGGTTCGCACCAGCACACCGACCCGGCGAGTGGCGCCTACCAGCTCCAGCTCGCCGACATCCCCAGCCACCGCCACGCCATCACGGTCAACCTGGAGCGCGCCGACTCCGCGGGCACGAGCAACACGCACCGCGGCACCGCCGCCGGCCGCGAGATCGACACGACCAGCACCTCGCCCATCGACTTCGCGGGCGGCAGCGGCTCGCACTCCCACCCGAGCGGTGGGCTGACCGACGCGCAGGGCAGCCACGCCCACACCACCGCCACGCTGCCGCCGTTCTACGCGCTCGCCTTCATCATGAAGCTCTAGGGAGGTGCGGGCATGACTGAGGAAGCGCCGCCGCCGGTCGGGGCCGTGCCGGGCTTCACGCCCGAGCAGGTCTGGGTGCTCGACGTGGTCGCCGAGCGGGCCGCCCAGAAGGCAATCGACGGTCTCGTGAGGCGCGACTGTCCGCTACCCTGCAGCCGCATGCTGGCAGTCGAACAGGTCGTCTTCGGTCGGGCCGAGTCGGGCCTTGCCGGTCTCGATGCGCGCATGCCGGCAAACGAGCGCGCCATCGCCGAGGTGGCCGACACGATCGTCTGGCTGAAGCGCACCATCGCCGGCGCTCTTGCTGCCGGCGGCGTTGGCCTTGCCGTCTGGTCACTCGAGACGCTGCTGCGCCACTAAGGGGGAGGCTTTTCAGTCCACGCAACCTGTGACACTCCCAGCTGACACTTTGAGCCGGCCCTGGACGACAAGAGAGCTTGCTCAGCTGCGCGCCGAGCGCACGCTGGGGGCCGCGGCGCTGGCCGAGCGCCTCGAGCGCAGCCTCTGGTCTGTGAAGTCGCAGGCCAAGCGGGAACGCATCTCGCTGCGCCGCTGCGGCGAGGGCCGCGGTTTGGCGCTCGGTCAGCCGCGAGCCGTGCGGCTCAGCCTCGGGGTACATGCCGCCGCGGTGGCCGACCCGGACATGGCTGGGCAGAGAGCCTTGCTGTACCGCGAAGCTGCGCTCTGCCCGGACTGCGGCCGGCGGCGGGTCACCGTGCCGGAGACCGGCCTCTGCGAGCTCTGCCACGTCGAGTTCCTCGAGCAGAGCTTCTCGACCGCGCGGCCGGCCCTGCGCCAGGCCGAGGCGCTCTTTGTGGCGATCGCCGAGCACTTCGGCTCCCAGATGGACACCCAGCGCCTGCTCGCCCAGGCACGCAAGCGCCGCCAGCGGGCGCGAGGGCGCACATGAGCCGCTTCGCGCGCCCCTGCCGCGTCTGCGGGGCGCGCTCCGAGCCTGGCCGGGACCGTTGCCGGCGCCACCTCTCGGGCTCGGGTCGCGCCTCGAGCTGTCGCAGCTGCGGGGCGCGCACCGACGGGGCGCCCTACTGCGCAGCCTGCGCCGCCGCCCTTGAGGCCGAGCGCCTCGCTACTCAGCCCTACCGCGCCGAGTACTCATCGGCCGAGTATCTGGGCAACCGCCGCCGCCGCTACGAGCTTGCCGGTGGCCTCTGCGAGGTCTGCGAGCAGCCACTGGACCCGCAGAACTTCGAGTGCCACCACGTCGTCGCTTTGGCAGACGGCGGCGACTCCAGCCTTGCCAACCTGCGCGTGACGCACGGACGACCATGTCACCAGGACATGACCGCCGACCAGCGTCGCAGACGCAAGGCAAGGAGGAGAGTCGATGAGCACAGCGGACCAGATCGTCGCCCGTAAGGAGCGCATGGCCCTCTATGCCAGGGCGCACGGCCTGGCACTCGCGCCCGGCTTCAACCCGCAGGTCGGCATCTTCGGCGGGGCCGCGGTGCGCACTCTGAAGATCATCCAGACCTACCTCGACCTGCCGGCCAGCGGCAAGTGGGGGCCGGCGCTGCAGGCGGCGCTCTTTCCCGCTGTGCCACAGATCCGCCACGACTACCACGCGCTGCGCTCAAGCGGCACACGTCTGCTCGCGGCCGTGCGGCTCTTTGTGCTGCACGACATGGAGGACACCGCGCTGGACCAGGCGGCCGAGGACACCGGGAGGTTCTTCGAGAGCCGGGCGGCGCAGGGCTCGGCCCACTTCGGTATCGACGACGCGCATATCCAGCAGTACCTGAACCTGGACGTGATCCCCTGGGGCGCGCCACACGCCAACGCGCAGGGCGTGCACATCGAGCAGATGGGGGCAGCAAGCTGGACCGCTGCGCAGTGGCTTACCCGGGCGCGGGGCACCCTCGACCGCGCCGGCTGGCTGCTTAGCCACCTGCACCGCCAGTTCCCGCGCGTGCCGCTCGAGATCCTCGGGGATGCGCAGCTGCGCGCCGGCGTGGCCGGCATCACCACGCACCGCCAGGTCACCCGCGTCTTTGGGCCGGCCGGCGGCCATACAGACCCCGGGCCGCACTACCCGCTCATCTACGTGGTCGGCCAGGCGCGCTTTGTCGCCTCACTGTAGGAGGGATCCGTGATCTACCGCACCGGCAAGCTGGCCAAAGAGACCGACGAGCGCACCCTGCAGCTTGGGCGCTACCTCGCCCCGGCGCTGCCGGCGCCGCCGCCCGCCTGCGACTACGCCGCCAAGATCCTCGCCTGGCGCATGCTCGGTAACGACAGAGTCGGCGACTGCGCCCTGGCCGGCCAGGCCCACGCCGACATGCTCTGGGCCAAATGCGCCGAGGGCCGCGAGCTGCGCATCTCTGAGGCCATGGTGATCGGCGCCTACGCCAAGCTGACCGGCTACGTGCCGGGGGAGGCGAGCACCGACCGCGGCACGACGTTGCTCGCCGCACTACGGTTCTGGCGCAAGTGCGGCATCGACGGCCAGCGCCTGCGCGCCTTCGTCGAGGTCGACCCGCGCGACACGGACAACGTGAAGCGCACGATCGACTGGTTCGGCTGCGCCTATGTCGGGGTCGAGCTGCCCGATGCGGTGCTGCCCCACGCGCTGCCCCTGCCGCCCTGGACCTGTTCACCGGACGGCACTCAGGCGCGCCAGCCCAACCGCGCAAACGGTCACTGCGTGATCTACGCGGCCTACAACGCAAGCGGTCCGGTGGCCGTCACCTGGGGCACCACGGTGCAGGTCTCCTGGGCCTTCCATGCGGCCTACTGCGACGAGCTCTACGCCATGCTCGCACCGTCCTGGCTGCGGGCCGGCTGGCTTGCGCAGATCAATCCGCTCTTTGACGCCGAGACGCTGGCGGCCGACCTTGCGGCGATCGCCGGCTAGACAGGGAGGGACTTTCCGTGAAAGCCAAGATCAAGGCCGCCCTTGCGGTGCTCGGTCGCGCCTTCGTCGTCGGGGCGGTCGGCGGCGTGGGCACCTACCTCACCGACAACGGCCTGCCGCACGACCTGCACGCCGCCGCTTCCGGCATGCTCTACGCCGCCGCCGGCGGCGGCCTGGCCGCGGTCTTTACGATCGTCGAGCAGTGGTTCGACACCTCGCAGAAGGCCTTCGGCCGGGTGGCAAAGGCAGCCCCCTGAGCCACCACGTGGCAGTACGATTCGGCTGCTCGGACCCCGAAAACTAGTGCTAAGGCGCTAGGTTTGCATGCCCCCGCAGGGGCGCGATAGGGTCTTGCCCACGGCGCGCCGTTGGGCGGGGGACGTCTCCTCGGGCGCCGTCAGTTAGGGGAGTCAAACCACCAAGGAAGCGACGCTTCGCACCGTCGCCGTCTTTTGCGACGACCGGCGCGGCCGGCGTGCCGAAGGAGGTGAGTGCCTGCTCGACTTGTAAGCGGCAACCACCCTTTAGGGAGGCACGACCTTGCTCCTTCAAAAACGAAGGCGCCCCCGCCTGGACAGCATGGGCGCCCCCGGTCCGCGTGTGAAGCGAACGTCACCTATCGTTGACCCTCGCCTGGCCACTGTCAACCACTCTGCGGCGCTTGTGCGCCACTCTCCGCCACTCTCGGAGTCGGTCTTGCGAGCCGACACCGCCTCGCGTCTGGCGTGCCATCTCTCGCTTGCGAGCTACTGGCCGGGCCTCGGCCTGCTGATCCTCGCCGTCTGCCTGATCGCCTCGGTGCTGCTCGGCCTGCTCTTGGGCGGTGGTTGGTCGTGAGCGAGCCGCGCCCGTATGAGGTCCGCATCGACCCCGCCGACCTCTTCAAGCTGCCCACCGTCTTAGACACCACCGACCTCATGAACGTGCTGCGCATCGGCGAGAACCACGTGCGCCAGCTCGTCGAGGCCGGCCAGCTGCACCGCCTTAAGTACAGCCGCGAGGTCAAGGTCTACCGCGGCGAGGTGCTGCGCTTCCTGCGCGAGCAGTCGGGGGTGATGGGCTGATGGGCTCCTTTGCCCGCCAGGCGGCTCGCCGGCGCAAGGCTGCCCTGCAACGCCACCACGACTTGCTTGCGCCGCGCCAGCCCGAGCGACGGCGCCTGCGCCTCGCCCTCCAGCGCCAGGGCATTGAAGGCGCCGCACTTGAAGCGGAGCTGGACCGCCGCCTCGGTGCGCTGAGCGACGAAGAGCGGCAGCTGGAGCTGCGCATCACCCGCGAGAACGAGCTCATCGCTCAAGCCCTGGTCGTCCTCGGCCCCGACCGTCTCCAGGCGGAACTGCGCCTGGTCTGCTATCTCGACGAACGCTTCGGCCCGTCGCCCTGTGGTCGGGTCTACGTCCGCGACCTCTCTGACGAACAGCTCGACCAGCTTGAGCTCTGGCTTGCGGCGCGCGAGGCAGGGAGGCGCGATGCGGACCGCTGACTGCCTGAGCGAGCTCGCCGGCGCCCTGGCTGCCTTCAACTCAGAGGTCTCAAACCCGGTCGCCGACCAGGTGGCCAATGTCCACTCCAAGCGCACCGGCGCCGACTTCAGCTACCCCTACGCCGACCTCGGCGGGATCTCCGAGGTCGTGCGGCCGGTGCTCGCCAAGCATGGACTCTCGGTCACCCAGCTCGTCTGCTACGAGCGTGAGCGCACCTGGGTCGGGGCCAAGACCGTCCTTTTGCACAGCTCGGGTCAGTCGCTTGAGTTCCCGCCGGTCTGGGTGCCGGTGCCCGACGAAGGATCGGCCCAGGACATCGGTAAGGCGATCTCCTACAGCCGCCGCTACGGGTATCTGGCGGCGCTCGGCCTGGCTGCGCGCGAGGAGGGCGATGGTCCCGCCGCCGGCCGACGGCGCGAGGGCGCAAGCGATTGCTCGCAGTCCCGGCGTGCGCGCCCAGGTTCGCGGCCGGCGGTGCCGGTCATCGGCGAGGCCGCGGCGCGCGAGCTCATCGCCGTGGCCAACCGCAAGGGCAAGACCGCCGAGGACCTCAAGGGGTTCCTTGAGGCGATCGGCTACCACGGCGCACTCGCCGGCGCCTCACCGCAGGTCGCCGGGCGGGTGGCCAAGCGCCTCGAGGGCCTGCCCGACCTCTACGACGAAAACGGCGAGGCGCTCGTGCCTGCGGTGCAGGGGCAGCTCGCCGCGCCGGCGCCCGACGGCGCAGACGAGCCGTTTCGCGACGAGGGGCCAGCGTCATGACGGTCGACCTCGAGGACGGCAGCTACGTCACCGTGCCGCCGGCCCAGCAGGTCTACGTCGCGGTGGCGCCATGAGCCGCCCGGCCGAGCAGCTCGACCTGCTTGGCGCCTCACCGGCACCGGCGCCGGAGCCGGCTCATCCCCAGTGGGAGGAGCGCGACCCGCTTGAGGGTGCCAGGGCCTGGAAGCGCGACCATCCGCGCGCCTGGGCGCTGCTCGTGCGCTGGGCGCGGGCCGACGCCGCCCGCGGCCGGCGCTGCTCGATCGGCTTCTACGCCGAGCTGCTGCGCCGCCCGGAGTGGTGGACCGGCGAGGCTGTTGCCGACGACGAGTACCGTCTCAACAACACCTTTCGGGCCGGCTTGGTGCGCCTCATCGTGTGGGAGCACGCCGAGCTCGCCGACGCCTTCGAGACGCGGCGCAGCCGGGCGGGTGTGGCATGAACGGCTCCGAGCATCCCTATTTTCGCGTCTCACCGCGGGTCTGGGACGAGCGATGGAGCGAGGATGCCCGGGTGCTGTGGCTGTATCTTCTCACCAACCGGCACCGCCTGGCCGAGGGCCTCTACCGCCTGCCCAAGGGCTACATCGAGACCGACCTCGGCTGGAGCGCGCAACGGTTGGCCAAACCCTTCGCCGAACTGCTCGCAGACGGTTGTGTGCGCTACGACGAAAACGCCTCGGTCGTGCTGCTGGTCGGGGCGCTGGCCTACCAGGCGCCCGACAACCCGAACTGCCAGAAGGCGGCGCTGCGCAAACTCGCCGAGCTGCCGGCAACGCCACTTCTCGGTGAGCTGCTAGCCTCGGCAGAGAGCCTCTGCCCATCCTTTGCCGAACGGTTGCGGGAACGGTTCGCGCAACGGTTGGCCGAAGGGTACGCCTATTCTCCAACTCCAACTCCAGCTCCAACTCCAGAGAAAACCCTTTCACCGGCGCCGGCGGCGCCGGCGGACTTCGAGGTGCCCTTCGAGGACTTCTGGTCGGCCTATCCCGACCGCAGCGACGTACGAAGGGCGCGTTCGCGCTGGGCTCGGCTGCCCAACCTGAGCCGCTGCCAGGTGGTCGCCGCGGCGCAGGTGGTGGGCCGCGCCGTGGCAAGCGGCGCGGTGGAGGTGAAGTACGTGCCGGGCGGCGCCGTGTTCCTCAACGAGCGATGGCCGGAGTGGCTTGCGGGCATCCCGGCGCGCTACGGGCGGCGCTCACTCAACGGCATGGACTTCGAGCGTGCCGCACGCGAGCTCGCCGCCGAGGCGAGCGGCGGCGCTCCTTTGGCGATCGGTGACGGACGATGAGCCCCGAGACGCTGGCCCGCATGCTGGGCGCCGCCAATCGCTGCTACCGCGGACGCTTCGGTTTCAGCGACCTGGCCGACCTGAAGGAGACCGCCAAGGTCTGGTCGGCGGTGCTCGAGGAGATGGAAGACGCCGAGGGTGTCGCAGCCTTCCTTGAGCACTGCCGGCACTCGGTCCACCCGCCGACCCCGGCCGACATCAACGATCTCGTCGAGCTCACCAGGGTGCTCGAGCCGCAGCGGTGCGCGCGCTGCGAGAAGGTCCTGTCGGCCGACGACCTGCTCGAAGGCGAGGCCCTGGAGGACGGCTCGCGGCACTGTCCCGCCTGCTACATCGAGACGCACGGCGGGCTGCCCGCCGGGGAGCGTGCGCCGCTGCTGCTGCCCTCGCTCAAGGGGCTCGAGCGGGCAGGGGGCGCGGCCGAAGAGCTCCTTCGGTCTGAGAAGCGGAGGCCGCGATGAGGGCGGCCTCGCGCCAGGATCCGGTCGGCGCCTTCGACGAGGCGACCGGGTCGCTCGATCGCATCCCGCTCGAGACGACGATTGGCTGCTGCGACGCCTATTCGATTCCCGGCTACGAGCGGCTCCCGCAGAACGCTCTCTCGCCGCACGTCGCCCAGGACATGCGCCTCGCCCGTCGCAAGCGGCAGGCGATTGCAGATGCCATCCACCGTTCGGGCGCGCAAGCCTGTTCGCGCGACAACAGCGTTCACGGCCGGCTCTGCCGTGAGCAAGTGATCGCGCTAGACCCGCTCATTTGTGAGTCGGGCCGGCGGTCGGCAGTGAGAAGGGAGTGAGATGGCCGACTTCCGTCGCATTCGCCGGTCCGTCGGTGAGACCGAATGCGTGGATGATGTGCGAGCTTGCATCGACAATGTAGGCAATGGTCGTCCCTTGCAGGACCGGACCTCCCCCGGGAGTGAACGCGTTGTCGGCGCTGAAGTGACCCGTGAGGACAACCAAGTAGACCCGTAGTGCGGGGTCCTCTACCACATCACCCGGCTCGCCGACAGCAGGAGCGGCGTCGCGCATGATCGTCAAGCTGAAGGTCGCCGACGTTGGGGCACCGTCTCCGTTGCTCACTGCCACCCTTTGAGCCTGAGTGGCAAGCCACGCCGGCGGGCGCGGGGCGCTGGTCGCACTGCCAGACGGCACGAACTGGAAGCTGTGGACGCTCGACTGGGCTGTGGCGGCATGCCGGGTGCGCAGAAATGGGACGCCAAGGTAGACGGAGGCCGTCATGGCTCCAACCACGCAGAGACTGACCGTGGCCGCGACGAGCCATCGCCGTCGCTGGAGACTTGCAAGCACATTTCTTGAAGTGCGCTGGCGTGGCGCCACTTTCGCCAGCCCTTCGAACTGGCCGCGCAGTTCGACCGCGAATCGCAGGTCACGCAGCGAGTCAGCGTGCTCGGCCACCGCTCACCTCCACGGTTCAAGGTCTCGGGCGAGGTGCCGCAGACCCCGGCTCACCCGGGCGCGGGCGGTCTCCTCGCTGCAGCCCAGAGTCTCAGCTACCAGTCGGAAGCTGTGCCCCTCGATCACCCTGAGGCGCAGCGCCTCACGCTGCTCAGGGGCAAGCCCGCCGAAGGCGGCGGCTACTGCCCGTCCCACCTCGGCAAAGTCAATCAACGCCTCGATACGCTCGACATCGTCCGTGCTGAGCTCTATGGATGGCAAACCAAGGCGTCGCCGTGCTACGTCCTCGACCCGGCGGCGTCTCAGAAACCGGCCCAACTTGCGCTGGGCGATCGTATACAGCCAGGCTTGTGCCGAACCTCGGCCGCGGTCTCGAAAGCGGCTTCGTGAGGCGTAGGCATCGGCGAGCGTCTCAGCGGTGAGGTCGGCGGAGAGCTGGCCGTCCAGTGTTCGGCGCGCGAAGAAAGCCAAGAGCCCCGGCAGCGTCCGGTCGTAGAAGGCGATGAAGCACTCCGGCCGCTCACTCGAGCCAACCAGAAGCTCCTCGTCACTCCGCTCTTGAATACCCTCCACGGCGTCCGCTTTCTGTAGCGCCGGATCTTCCTGTCCCAT